CAGCTCCGCGAAGTTGGAAAGCGCAGGCAACGCTTGGTCGGCTACGGTGACCTTCAAACCCTGGAATGCGAGGTCCGCTTCGTTGGTGACCTCACGCAGCCGTTTGGTCGCTTTGCTGGTCTTTCCGTCGATGATTGCCCCGGCGGCTTCCGCAGCATCCCCCCACTGCCTCATCCCCGCGCTGTTATTGCGGAGCAATGGAATGAGTGTTGATGAATCGCTGGCGATGGCCTCCATGTAGGTCACCAACTCGGACTGCGATAGATTTGCCCGCTCCAGGCTCTTGAAGTACAGCCCGAGGGCGTCCGGCCCTGACAGCTTCCGGAACTGCTCGGCGGTGACGCCTGTTTTCTTGGCGATGTTCTCAAAGAAGTCAGCCATGGCGCCGCCGCCCGTCTGGGTATAGTCGCCAATCTTGTCCTGAACGTCTTTGTAGATATCGCCCAGCTTCTCGTAACTCACACCCACGGTGTTGGCGCCAGCCGCCATGCGCTGAAATACCACAGAACTCGTTCCGGAAAGCGAGGCCATCCGGTCGTACTGCACCGAAAGGTCTGCTACCTGCCGGGTCCACTGAACAACCGCTGCGCCGCCAGCGGCCAACCCAGCAGAGATCGCGAGCCCGACGGCTGTACCCGCTCGCTTAGCACTTGCCTGCATGCTCTGCATGCGCTGTTCGAACTGGCGGGCCGCCTTCCCAGCGTCTTTCTCGAAGGAGCCGGTCTTCATCAGAAGATCAACGGTGAGGGTATAGAGACTCATGGGCACTCCAAACGAAAAAGGCCCGCAATGAGCGGGCCTTTGGATCAGATTTCAGTGGTCGATTACTTTCGCAGCTGTTCTAGCAGCTCGCGCTGCTGTGCCCTGGACTGGGCCAAACGTGCAAGGACAGCAATGAAAAGGGCGATGCCCACCAAGCCAACCCCGAGGGTTGCGCTGGTCAGGGTGAACAGGCCGACGATCAGGACCAGAAGCCCGAGGAACACCAGTACACCGGTGCCCGCCGAGGTTCGAGCCACCACCGGCTTATCCGCAGGGTCTCCGTAGACTGTGCGCCGAAACTCTCTGAGCTCTTCCAACAGCGGCGCGGTCGGCCGCTATGGCGCCGCCGAACACGTGAGCCCCGTATGAGATCACCGAAACACCGTTCTTGCCGTCCAGCGTGAACCCCGGGATCTCCCAGATCCGCTCCCGGGGAATAACACGCTGCCGGCCATCCTCTTCCGTATAGCGCCACTGCTTCTTGCCATCAGCGCCACGCGAGGGATACAGCCGGTCTGGGTTAAGGAACTGCAGCCCTACCAGGCGGCCGCCAATCATGAGCTTCTCGGCCCGGCCGGCGCCGCGCAGCAACATAGCTGCCACCATTGCTTCCCAGAACACGGACGCCGAAGAATCGATGTTCGGCTGGTCACGGATCACCAAGTGAAGTGGGTGTTGGGGCGCGGGCCGCTTACCAGTCGTTGCGCGCTCGTACATGCCAAGAGGCAGGGTGGCGATCGTTTCGGAGATCAGGCGCACGCAGGCCCATACCGCAGAGACCTGCATCGCCGTGGCGGGGGTGACAGACACGCCCGCAGGCCCGCGCCCGCTCGCGAAACTGCTCCACCCCGCCTCATCGGTAAGCGACAAGGGAAGCCCCAACCAGTCGCGGACAGCGGCGGCGATGCGGCCGGGCTGTTTCAGTGCCGCGGGCGTCACGCCTGGCCCCTGATCGGCGAGGACAGGAATCCGTCAATGTCGCCTTCATCCTCGCCTGTTGGCATCGACAGGCCGATACCCATCAGCAGCGTGGCCATGTCGTCGATCTTGTCCGGCGAGCGCTTCTTGTCAGGCTTCATGTTCAGGTTTCCACCACGGCGTAGTCCGTGACCTCGCCGTCGGTTACTTCAATCAGCCCCGCAGCCACCCAGCCTGCGTAGGGCACAACGCCGCGCTCTGTGCGCGTACGGACGGCTTCCGACGGGACAAAGCGCCGACCCCACGTGTAGTAGACGCCGTCCACCTTCCAGACCAGCCGCCAAGACGTGAGGTCCAGGGTGCTTGCCAGATCCAAAGCGCCCCAACACGGGTGGCCTGCAAGCCAATCCAGATCGACCTTTCCACCGCATCGTTGCCACTTGGTCAGGTCAACCCAGCCTGTCGCCGAGGACGCAGGCCGGTTGAGGCGCTTGATTTTGAACTCGGCCAGCTTGGACGGCATCTGCCGCGCCTCGACAGCCTCCTTGCGGATCGCCTTCAGCAGGTGCGGGTTCGCGTCCATCAGCGGGTTGGCCTTCGGCCAGGCTGATTCGTCGAACTCGTCGTCCTCGTCGTCCACCGCAAAGAACACGACTAGGAAATGGTCGGCCGATTCACCTAGGATGCCCTGCAGCACTTGTTTGGCGAACTGCCGGATCTCCCCCCACGGCCCCGGATTGGTGTAACCCTCGGTCGTGGTGTAAAGCCACAGCGGATTACTACGCGCACCAGCTGCGGAGGTCAGCACGTTCAACAGGTCCGCCGACTTGTGGGCGTGGATCTCGTCCAGCCCCACATGCGAAGGGTTCAGGCCGTCTTGCGTGCTCGCCTTCGCATTGATGGGCTTGAAGCTCGCCCCAGTTCCGTCCAGATTGCGGAATCCGAACAGCTGCACCACGAAGAACACGTGCGATCGGTGCAGCTCGATCTCTGGCCGGGCCCACTTCCCCTCCACATGGGGCAGCTTCTCAATGAAGTCGCACGGGTCGCAGGCGTGCCACTCGTCGAATATGAACGGCGGCCGCTTGCGCTGGGCGCGCTTTCGGTCGGCCAAGAACCGTTTGCCCGCCAGGCGTATCCACTTCCCGAACTTCTTGCCTTTCTTGTCGGCTACGGCCTCTTCAGCGTATGCCGTGGCGATGCCGACGTAATCACGCACGGCTCTTCCGCTTCGCGCCGTTATTGGCGAAAGCGTTCCCCGCTCTTTCCGTCTCCCCGGCTGGCTTCACCTTGCCCTGGGCTACGGGGGTCAAACCGAAGTCGTTCATCAGGCCGCGCAGCTGCGCGACCATGGAAGCCACGGGGGTCTCACCCGCAGAGTAAAGCTGGACTGTCTTGCCATGGAGGGCACACAGCTGGCCGAAGGCCGATAGGCCGGCCTCTGTCAGCAGCCTGTTGGCGTGCAGAATCGGCGCCAGCCGGTTCCATTCTTTGACTGCGTGGGCGTTCACCAGCCAGTCGGGCGCTTCGGGCACTTCCGCCACCAGCGGCAGGTCGGCGCTTTCCAGGGGCGCATCCCGGTCGGGGCGATCCGTTCCGGCCACCACCTTCAGCGATGTCGGTTTGCGGGGGTTCGCCATGATCGTTCCAGGTGCGGGATTGCCGCGTGCGAAAAAATGGTTTTTCTCAACTGACGGTGCAAAAAAACAGGGGGGCGCACGTATCGGAGGCGGTTCAGCTTCAACTTTTGACCCGCCCCTCCCCGGTCGTCCCGCCGACGGTCCAATCTCTCTCTCGCGCGCGCCGGTTCCCGAACCCGCCGTCTTCGCGCGCGGTCTTCGCGCTGTGGCAGGGTCGGCATAGGCCCTGCAGGTTGGTGAGGCCGTTGTTGCTGGTATCTGCGTCGATGTGATCGACATGGCTTGCTGCCCGCGTCCTACCCTCAGTCAGGCAAACAACACAGAGCGGTGACTGGGCGAGCACCAAGCCCCGCAGCCTCAGCCAGTACGTGGAGTTCGTCGCGAGGGCTCGCTCGCCCTGGCGGTTCCTCGCCGGGGGCGCATGTTGCTGCACCAGCCCGGTATGAGGCCGGTGCTTGGGCGCCCGCGCCGGCATCAGTACGGATTCCCGTCCAGGTCCGAACGCTGTATCTCCTCTCCGTCAGCAACGGGATTACCAATTTCTTCGCCCAGCAAGAGTGCCACTGAATGAACAAGCAATCCGATCTGCTCAGCCTGTTGCGCGATGTGCCGACCTTGCTCAGCGATAGTGGCCTGCTGCGCATCAATGGCGGCGAGCAGACGTTCCGAGCAGGTCATGGAACCACCGCTCTATCCGCAATAATCACGGCTTGGCAGGAGTTGACGTGGTCGTTGGCCTCACGCCCGACTTGAACAACAGCTCCCGCAACCTCTGCTCGTAGTTGGGCGTGCGCATCACGTTCGATGGTGCCGGCGACGGCTTGGGACAGGAGGCTGGTAGTACAGGTGGCGAGGTCGTCGCGCAGCTGGAGGTCGCCAGTGCGCAGACCAGCCACAATAGCATCAGGGATGGTCTCGGCCGCAGCCCGGTCTTCTTCATGCTTCGCTCCGATGGTGGCCATAACGTCGGCTTGGCCGTGTTCGATGGCTCGCGCGCTCTGCACCTGCGCCACGACTGCTACTGCCTGCCTCGTTTCGGCCTGGGAGACGTTGAGATCGGCAGAGCGATCTCGCCATTCCCAGCCAAGCCAGAACGAGGCGATCGCTAAGCTCACGACAAGGGAAATGTGCAGACGACTCATCCGCTTACCTCCGGGGGGATTACGGCGCCAAGTCCACGTAATGAGGCCTCCAGCGACAGGACGCGCAATCGCAACCGGTGCGCTTCCTCCTGCGCGGCCATACGCAGCCTCATCTCATCGGCGAGCTGCTGGCCCATCTTGATTTGACTTGCCTCCAGACCCTCGACTCGGGCGGTGAGGCCGGCAATCAAGGCCACGCTACCATCTGATTCGGCCTTGTCCTGCTTCCGGCTGAGCACTGCACCAATGAACTCGCGGGCGATCCACAGCGCGGCTGCACCACCGGCAAGCCACCAAGGGGCGGTTGTCTCTTCCATCAAGCCACCTCGGCGATAGGCCGGACGACCAGACAAGGCGGTCGGTCAGCAGTCATGGGGCGAGCGCCTTCAGCGCGCGCGCGTAGCGGGCGCGACGGTCGGCCGCACCGGTCTGGCCGTTGTTGATGCGCTCGCTGATCGTGTCGAACTGCCCGGCATCGGCCAGGCGGTTCAGGTTCCGCGTTTCCCAGTACGCGCCGGCTGCGAGCGCGCCCCACTTTGGCAGCTCCAGCAGTTCCGGCTGCGCCTCGAAGTCGGGCACGCCGGCAATGCCCTTGGCTCGCAACGTATCGCGCATTTCCGCATAGTTGGCTTTGCCGGTGTTTTGGATCGGGCCGCGACCGCGATACCGCCAACCATCGCCGCTGGCTTCGGGGCCGTTCCCCATACGACCGGCATACGCGTTGTTGGCGATAGCCTGGGGCTTGCGCTCCAGCGCGCGCGCCAGCTGGTTGGGCACCAACGGCCTCGCCTTCGGGTTCACCGCATACCGGGTCGGCCAGGTGTTGGCCAGCCCCTGCGCGCCGTAATTGAGGTTCTCGACAACGGTCGACAGCCCACCCGATTCGTGGCCCACCTGAGCCAGGAACGCCGCTACCCTCTTCGGGGTCGCAATGCCGAACACGCGGAAAGCGGTGTTCAGCGGCTCCGCCCAGGCGGCCGCAACGGCGGCACTGCAGCCGACCGCCTGCTGGATTGTCGAGGCGGTCAGAAGCATAGGGGTCCCAGAAATGAAAAGCCCCCGGAGGTCCGGAGGCTTCTATGTCATCGTGGCAAAAATGTAACGTTTGAGGTGCACACCTGTCAACACCTATTATCTCGGCAACCACATCGAGCGGCCCCATGGAAAACATCCACCAGACGATCATCAAGCACCTCACTGAAAAATGGGGAAATGCAAATTGTCCGATGTGCAAGTCAGGACCTTGGGAAATTCAAGGCGTGATTTTCGGACTTACGGCATTCACGCCCGGCTACATAACATCCGGCGTTCCTACTATGCCGCTGGTTCCGGTCGTGTGCCGGAATTGTGGAAACACAGTGCTGATCAACGCCAAGAGCTGTGACCTCTTTGACGAGAAGTTCCTGCGCGAGTACTCCCCCCCGACCAAGCCAGTATTGCCAGAGGGGGCAGAAGGATGAGCCAACAGCCGCAGTCGAACAGCTCCTTCCTTGTTGTCGACAGCCAAAACCTCATGGCTACCTTCAAGCCGCTGCCCATGCTTCCCATACCCCAGCATCAATGGGACTCGATTCGCACCAAGGTGGGGTCGATTGAGGGAGAGGCATGGATCTTGCCAGGCATTGCAACAGCCTTCCTCGGCGGCGCGATAGCTTCCGTGTTTGCGCTTTTCTCAACGACGTTGACGCCCAACCAGACTCACGATGTCTGGTGGTTCTTGGCGTTTTGCCTCGTTGCAACCGCTGGTTTCGGTACTGCGGCTTTAATGCAGAGAAAGAGGAATAGCTCCACCGCTGCCGAAATAATTTCGGTAATGTCCTCCTGCGAGGCGACTCTGAACATGCCCAATGGATCCTAAGGTCTGGGTGACGCATTGCCTTTCAGGCAGCGTCCTATGCGACTTGAGCCCATCCCTCCAAGCGGCCGCGTAGGCGTTGGAAGCCGAGGTCCACCAAGTTTAGGTACTGGCGGGTGGACACCGGCGGCTGACCGCAGGAGGTCATTAGCAGGAGCGCCGTCTCGTACCGCTCAACCTTGCGGCGACCGATACCGCAATGATATCCGCGCAAGCAACAGGCCATGGCTACGCTGTCGCGGGCGATGCTGGTGACAAGATCTTCAATCATCTGAGCTCGAGCGTCCGACTCAAGCGGCTTGTAGCCCTTCGCCCTGCCGGGCATATCTCCCTTGTGCTCAATCAGCACTGCCAGCAAATTCTTAGAGTGGTGCCCCAGATAGTCGCAGTCGCGGTGCAGGGCAAACTCTCTGCCCCAGTGCTCCAGCTGCGCACGGACGTAGGCCCCGAACGTATCAACCTGCATTGCCTTGCTCCCCATGAAGTTGGCGGGCGGCCGACGCGGGGCCACCCGTGATCCGCACCACCACCTGCCCGCCTGGCCGGCGTTCGTTGCTGACGAACGGGTGGCTGATGAAGCGCTTGTCATCGATACCCAGCACCTGGGCGATCCCATCCCGGTACGCCTTGAACCTGAGCAGCAGGTTGTCGTCGTCAGGCAACACCTTGCGGGCGCCTGGTGGAAGGTGATCCACAGGTGCAGTCGGCCTGCCGGCAGCCAGGCGTCGCGCCAGCCCGCCTCGAACGCCAACACCACGGCAGTCTGCCGGGCCGCCTTCGTAGCCTTGGACCGATCGCGCCAATGCACCCTCGCGTTCGGCGACAGGTCCTTGCTCGGCCAGGGCAGCACCAACTCCAGCGCGCGTTCAGCCATTGGCCACCTCGGCCCAACCGGACAGTGCAGCCTGGCTGGCGGATTGGTCGGCCGCCTGCTGCATCAACCTCTGGTGCAACATCGAGTGAAAGTCCGTAGCCCCAACGCGAACCTTGATCCGCTGCATGGCCGACAGCAGCATCCTGACCTCGTCTTCGGCCGCGCGCGGAGTGAAGCACCACGGGTCTTCCCGCATCCAGTAGCCTTGACCCGGCTCGTGGCCCACCGTCCGGAAGACCCGGCGGCCCGACACCTCCAACAGGCCCCAGCGATCGGGCATTTCGGCAGCCTGGAGCATGCCCTTCGGCGCCATGAAGTAGCGATACTTGCCCATGCCGCGCGCCGGCTCCATCCGGAACGACTTCTTGCGGTCGGCCAGGAAGTCGGAACGGCTTGCCTTGCACTCGATCAGGAGCGTCTGGCTGGAGTACCAGCCGATTGCGTCGGGGTTCTCGCCGTTTCCGGTTGCGGCGCATAGTTCCTCCAGCACTACTGAGCACCTGCCCGTTCCCCGAAGCCACCGGCCAGCGGCCAGCACCAGCTCGCCGTGTGTCATGCCGCATGCTCCCAGCTGGCGACCAGCCGCTGTACCCGGCCGCCGCGCGCCAGGAACTGCTCCACGGTCTCGCCCTCCACGACTTTCGGGGCCTTGGCCGGCGCGGGCGTGTTTGCCGCCTGCTGAGCCACTCGGGCAGCGCGCGTCCGTACCGCGGTTACCGTGGACTGCCTCAACGCATCCCGGCGCCCTTTGCGCCTGGCAAGCTCAGCGTCGCTGGCCTTGGGAGCCCGCTTCTCTTTGCCGGTGCTCTGGTAGGTGGCGTCGGTGCCCAGGCCCTTCTTCGCTAGGAAGCCACAGCGGACCAGCGCCGGCAGCGTATTGCGGACGTTCTTCCGCTCTTCCGCCATGCCGACCGCCGCCACGCCCATTCGCTCGTACAGGCTCTGCGTGGTCATCGCTTCATCCGGCAAGGCCTCGAAGACCGCACGGATGCTCTTGGCTCGCTCGCCATACTCTCTGTTCACGCTGCTGCCCTCAGTTCATTGACCAACGTCTGCTGCGCGATCAGCTCGTCGTCGGTGCCGTACGTTTCGTGGAAGACCCGGGAGCCATCCATCAGGCTCGGGCCGTAGATCTCGCGCATCGTCGCGAAGGTGTGGCCGCCGATCGGGTGGCGCCGGTGGTGCCAGGTGCACAGGGCGAACCCGTATGCGTGACCCCGGCGGACATTCCCGCACTTGGCGTGGTTGTAGTCGCAGCCGTAGACCACCAGACCCGGCTCCAGCAGTTGCTGGGTGACCAGTGCCAGGCAGGCCATGCATGGCCCGACCTTGGACGCCTCGATGCGGTCGCGCTCTGCAGCGGTCGGCGGCGGCGCCTTCGACCACATCAGCGCGCCACCTTCTGGGGTGCCCGCCGGCGAGCAACCGCGCGCTTCTGCTTCCGGATCTCGGCCTCGTGCCGCTTGGCTTCGCCCAGGTAGTAGTCGTGGCGCTCCTGGCGCTCTCGGGAGCTGAACTGAACGTCCTTCAGCGCCGTCTCTGCCGCCGCGCGGAACGCCTTGGCCAGGATCGGCGCGGTTACTCGCGGGTCGTGCTTAAAGATGTCCAGCTGGTTGTCGTGCGAGCGCATCAGGGCATGCCCCCGAACCCGAGCTCTGCTGCCGCGCGCTCCATCACCGCCCGGGCAGCTTGACGATCACTCACCTCCGCCACCCCAACCGCCGCTGGGGGCAGCGCCAAGGCGGGCTCCGGCACCGGCTTTCCATCCACAACATGACGCACGGCGCGCTCGTAGGCGTCCTGCAGCATGCGCGACTGGTTGTAGCCTTCCTCGCTGGCGTAGACGTGCAGGTCCAGCAGCGACCGAACCAGCACCGTGAAGCCGCACTGTGCGCGCCCGGGGCGGATCTCCTGCTGCACCTGCGCCAGGGCGGGCACGTCAAAGCACATGGCGCGGAAGCGCGGCGGGTTCGGCGGCCAGTCCAAGGCATCGCGCATGCAGGCCGACAGCCCTGCTGCGAGCTTCTTCGGGTTCAAACCGGTGATGACCTGGAGCCACACCTCGCCCGCCGTCGTCAGCGCGCCGCTCTGCGCCACCGGCGCCGCGCCGTTCGCCCTGGCCCACTTACCCGGGAACATCGCCGCCATCCGTTCCCACAGCGTCCACAGCGCGGCCACAGCGCGCGGGTCCGGGTCAGCCGACGACAGAGAATTCGGCGTCGACGATTCCTGCGCCGCCAGCGTGGCTACCACCGCCATGCTGTCGCTGTTGCTGGCTTCGCTCGTACTGCTCGCGGAGCTGGGTGACGTGGTCGGCAGAACCGTGGTGAGGCTGCGCATGGGCTGCTCCGGTGGCTTGGTGGGCAATGGGGATAACCGGCAGCGCCAGGCCGGCGGCCATGGTCTGCCTCAGGGATTCGTTGGCGTCGTGGCCGGCCGCTATCAGCGCGGTCAGCTGGTTGCGGACCTGCAACCAGCCCTGGACGGAAAGCGGACGGCGGCAGGCGCGGCGATGACGGACGAACCGGGTCAGGACTTCGCGGTCGACGCCCTCAGGCACCACGCCGTACCCGGCCAGTTCCGCCGACTGCTCCAACTCGGTCAGCGGTCGCTCGCTCGCCTCGCCCACCGCCTCGCGGTGTGAGGGTTGCTCTTGGTTGCTTTTGGTTGCTCTTGGTTCGGGTGCAATAGCTGTTGCACCCTTTGATGGCCGTTTTTGCACCCTTTCCGACGTCGTTTTGCACCCTTCGACGGCCTCTTTTGCACCCTTTGCGAAGGGTGCAATTTCTGCACCCTTCATCCATTCGGGGCTGATCCGGTACTGCCGGGTCCGACCACCCTCGCCGAAGCCACTACGACGGCCGCCGATCCCCGAATTGACCAGGACAAGCCAGCCTGCGGTCTCCATGCGGCGGAGCTGGTATTGCACAGACCGTTCGGACTGGCGCGTCTTCGCCGCCAGCCGAGCGATCGACGGGAAAATGTGCGTGCCGTCATCGTGTGCGTGATCCGCCAGAGCCAGTGCCAGCAACATTTCGCCGCCGCCATTGGGGTATCGGTCGAAGACCATGCCTGTAACCCGTGCGCTCATCGTTACAGCCCCAGCGTCAGGTTCTCGCCCGGGGCCACCGGCCACCAGGTGCATGCGCTGCGGCCACTGACCGGGCACGGCATGGGCGGACCACGCCAGACCTGCTCTGTCTTCAGCAGCTCAGGCAGGCGGCGCGCGAGCATGTAGCGGTCCAGGCCGGTCACTTGGGCCAACTTCATGCTGGTCAGGCCCGGGTGCAGCTTCACCGCGGCGGCCGTTTTGGCCTGCTGGTCTTTCTGGATGCCGCTGGCGGCAATGAAGTCTGCAGCGGCGTGGCTGGTGCCACTGTCGGTATTGCGTACGGGGTGGTTCATCGGGTGGTCCTCGTCGCCGGATTGCCCTTCGCTGCAGCGCGTGCCACGTTCCGCTCCAGCCGATGCGCCATGGTCCGAAGCGCGCGCGCCTCGCTCACCATCAGCGCAGCCTCGTCGCTGTCGATGTGCCGGTCGGCCATCGCGTCCACGGCGGTGCCGGTCAGTCGCCCTACCCGCGTCGTGATTTCCAGCAGCTTGAGCTGCACCGCCGCGACCTCATCTGCCCAGCCGCCTTCAGGCGCTGGAGGCACCACGTCGACGGCCATGCCGAAACGCCCGGCCAAGGCCTGCATCCACTCCAGGGCGTACTCGCTGCCGCCGGCCTTCTCCTGCATCCACTCGGTTAACAGTTCGGCGATCTCGATCGACACCGACTCACCTTCCAGGCCGCGCAGCTTTGCGCGCAGGGTTTCCGGGTGCATCGTCTTGCCACGGCGGTCGGCCAGATAGGCAGCGGCGTCGGCCACGCCGCCGGGCGTCTTTCGCACGGAGTTGTAGAGCACATCGAGCCAGCTGAGGTTGGAGGTGCGGCAGGTCATGGTTCACCTTGGGAGGACGGGTGTTTCAAGGTTTCGGACTGGGCCCAGGCAGCGGACGATGGGCGCCATGGACGAATTCAAATCAGGGATCGAGGGCGTCGCCGTTCTTGCGCTACGCTGGATGTGCCAACAACCACGCCCGCAAGGAGGGCGACATGGAGCTGATAGAGGACCCGGTGTTCTTGAGCCTCTTTGCGCAGGTGCAGGTGATGGACGCGGTGCTGATGGCATCGGTAAAGGCGCACCCGCGACCGGCGGAACTGCTGGCGCACATCGAGCAGAACATCGCCCTAGTGCGCTCGGTCAGCGCGACCCGGGCAGTGGAGGGCCCGATTGCAAGGCTCGCGGACGAGAAGCTGAGTCCACAGGCGGAAGGGTGGCTGGAGTACGCTCGGCGGGTGCTAGAGCGGGACTGAGGCTTGGGGCTCTCGCGAATGCTTGGAAAGCTCTTCGAAGAGCGCCCTTGAAGCACGCTCGCCTTCGGCCCTTGCCGCCAGCTCCTGCTGGGACGGTCCGTTGATCCAGTCCCGCAGCCACAGCCGTGGGTTCCACTTGTCGGACAGCGCGCGCATATCAGGCCACCTGCACTTGAATGACGCGCTCGGCGTCGGGGTCGATAGGGGCCGCGTCGGCGGCCGTTTGCTCATGGACGCCCAGCAATTGCAGCACTTGCGGCAGTGCGGGGATGCCCTGCTCTTCCGGCCAGGCCGCGACCTGCTCAACTGGCAGCCGCAGGACCTTCGCCAGATGGACGTCGCTGTTCATGCCCACCCGGGCGCGCAGCGCGCGCTTGCTCATGCGGCTGTCCACCCGCGCGCCGATCCCAGCCTTCAGCGATGAAGCCGGATCCGCCGCAGCGCAGCGCGCGGTGTGAAGCCTCAAAAGGGCCAATGCGCTGGAAGCACGTGGCGACTGCGACCGGCCGGAGGCTAGGTCACCTACCGTCGAGCCTGCGGAACCGATGGCTTCGCCGATCTGGGCATATGTCATGCCCTTCGACTGAAGCTCCCCAATGATGTCTGCCCAGGATTTGTCCATGGACGCCACACTACGGGATTCCGTAGCGCCATGTCAACGGCATTCCGTTACGGAGTTCCGTTTCAATATGAACATGGACACTATTGGCAACAGAATCAGGGCCGAGCGAGAGACGCAAGGGATTACCCGCGCCGATCTCGCACGTGCCGCCGGCATCGCGCCGACTACCCTCTCAGATCTCGAGCTGGGGCTTTCAAAGTCAACCACCCAGCTACACAAGATCGCGCAGCGCCTGGCCGTGCGCGTCGAGTGGCTGGAGACCGGGAAGGGTGCCAAATCCGCTCCGGATGCCAACGCCGATAGCGAGTACGCTGATGTAGTTGGCTACTCTCAGGCCGCAGGCTTGGGAGCTGGTGCTGAGGCAGTGGAGTATGCCGAGACGCACAGCCTCAAGTTCAAGAAGACAAGCCTGCGACGACGCGGCATCCATAACCACCCGCTCGCTGTCTATTACGGCAAGGGCGACAGCATGGAGCCGACCATCAAGGACGGCGACGCCATTCTTTTCGATACCTCAGACACCAAGGTTATCGATGGTGGCCTCTATGTGATCCAGGTGGACGGTATGGCCAACCCGGAGTTCTACGTGAAGCGCGCCATGGTCCTAGACACTGGCGTGTACTTCCAAAGCGATAACCCTCGCGGCGACCACCACTGGCAGAAGCCCAAGCCCATGGCGTCCAAGCGACACCCAATCACGGTCATTGGCCGTGTCCACTGGATAGGCGGATGGGCTGACTGATGAGCCGGTTCAAAAAGTACAAACGCAATCCTAGCGTCAAATATCGTGACCTAACGATCAATCGCGATGATGTTCAAGAGTTCCTTGAAGATGTAACCGACACCCCCCCTTGCCCGGAGTGTGCCAAGGACTTCTGGCGAGTGATCGTTACACCTGGAGAGAATGAGACATTGGTCATTCCGGCCGTAAACGCAGACGAGGACGGAGAAGTCGGCGACCACTATCTGGCTGTTGCCGTCGTAAGTTGCGACAACTGCGGGTATGTGAAGAAATTCACACTTCGAACAATTCACAACTGGATGGTGAAGCGTCTGCTGGAGACGGAGCTCGACGATGAATAATAAGGCCTCCCTCCGATCTGTAACGTCGGATAACGCTAGCGACTTCGAACATGTTGCGGGCGGTGGAGATCCGCCCGATGATGGTGGCATGCGGGATCGACTGACCAAGCTAGAAGCGCTATTGCCCACATTGGCTACGAAGGCCGATCTCGGGGATCTCAAAGTTGAACTCGAAAAGGGTCATAAGGAGAACCGGGCATGGATGCTGGCTACAGTCATCGCCCTCTTTCTTGGAACCTTGGCGGTTGGAAATTTTCTTGCGGCGGGCTTGAAGGAATCAACGAAGGATTCGGTGCCGAAGGAGACGACTGTGCCGCAGCCAATCATCATCCAACTGCCGGCACAGACTCCGCCGCCGTTGCCGTCTCAGGCACCAACCTCGCCCCCCTCGCCCCCCTCGCCACCAAAGCGCTGACAGAGAGCACCCCGCTCCGGCGGGGTTTTTAATGGGTGAAAGCCAGTGCAACCCGCTTGAGCCAGACGAAAAGCCTAATCTATGAACGGCTTTAGACTTCTGGCCGCGGCCACCAACGGCATTCCGTTGACAGACACATACGGAATTCCGTAGTGTAGATCCCGTCGCCCCAGTAACCGCCCATCCGGGCCGGGGCACGGAGACTTCCATGCCGCACCTCACCGTCAGCGCCCGCGCCCACGCCGTCGTGGAAGCGCGCCCGCTGAACAACTCCATCGTCATCAAGATCGGCGACGCCGTTCTCAGCGTTAATGCTGACGAAGCAGCCCAGCTGTGTAAGGACCTCTCCCGCGCCTCGCTGGACCTGCGCCGCCCCATCCGTGTGGGCATGTTCCCTGCCCGTCCCCTTGAGCTGCAGCTTGGGAACGCCGACCTGGTTGGGCTGCCGGCATGAGCGCCCAGGTCTTCGACTTCCGGCCCTTCCAGACCGTGCGGGACAACGTACGGGCCGCTGGCCTCAACCCCGCGCCGCTCTTCCAGCAGCTGCGCACCGCCCAGCGTGAGGGCGAGCGTGGCCAAGCGGTCGTCGCTGCCGCTCAGCGGCTCCGTCGGCAGTTCCGCGACGAGTTCTCGCCGGGTGCGGCATGAATGCTTTCGCCTTCCTCGGTGGAGTGCTGATAGGCGCCGCAACGGCGGTTGCCGCCGCAGTGGCATGGATCGAACGGAACCAAGCGGCGCACTTCGATCGCATGTTGA